GGCTGGGCTACGGCGACGCGCAGGGCAAGACCGGCCCGAACGCGACGAAGGAAGCGATCGGCGACGCGCTGCGGAACGCGGGCATGCGCTTCGGCGCGGCCCTCGACCTCTGGCACAAGGGCGATCTCCACGAGGCGAAGGTGGAGCAGGGCAGCCCGGAGGGGGCGGAGACGCCCCAGGAGGGCGCTGGAGGCGCGAACCAGTCCCGGCCGATAGATCCGGCCCAGACGAGCGCCGAGGACATCGTGAAGGCGAACGAGTGGATCTCGCAGGCCGAGTCGATGCTCACGGCGGATCAGGTCCTCGAGGTCTACCAGGCGGCGCGGAAGGCGGGGGTCCTCGGGCTGGCCGTCACGATCGGGGGGAAGGCGACGACGATCCGCGACTTCCTCAAGGCGCGGGGCGCGAAGTTGCGGGCGGAGGAGGACGCCCGGGCTGCTGGTCCCGGCGAGATCCAGCCCGACGTGCTCGACCAGCCCTCCTGGGCGACGGGCGGCTACACCGAGAGCGACCTCGTATGAGCGCGCCGCTCGCCGTCGCCTGCCCGAACTGCAACGCGCAGCCCGGGGAGCCCTGCACCCAGCCAGACGACCGGGGTAGGCACCCCGTGCAGAGCATCCACTTCGCACGCGCGCTGGCCCTGGAGGTGACCCGGTGATCGCCGCCCTGCTCAGCGTCGTGTCGGCGATCACCGCCGTCGCCGCTGCCGTGTTCGCCACCCTCGCTCGCCGCGACGCGGACCGGTGGCGGGAGCGCGCCCTGACTGCGGAGCACACCCTCGATCGCGTGCTGGGGAGGACTCGTGGCTGACCCCTCGCTCAGCGCCTACGAGTCGCTCCCCCAGATCCCGGAGGCCAAGGTGATCGCCCGCGCGACGGTCAGCGCGTTCGGCGCCCGGGAGACCCTCTTCGTCCTGGTGGCGATGGAGGACGGCCGGGTGGACCTGCACTCCCGGCTCCCTCCGGCCGACCTCGCCGAGGCGCTCCGCGCGCTCGCCGCCGACATCGAGGCGCGGGGTCATGAGTGACCCGGGCCAGGGGGATCTCGACCGGCCGCTGAACCCGGTCGAGATCGAGCAGGCGATCCGTCGCCTGGCGAACGAGTCGGGGCGGGCGGTCCGGATCGTCACCGGCCGCCTCGAGGCCTTCCGCGAGGCGGAGCGGGTCTACGACGCCAACTACGCGAGCGCCTACCTGGAACACAAGGGGCCAGCGCACGAGAAGAAGTACGCCGCCGAACTCGCCACGACCCACCTTCGCCAGGATCGGGACGTGGCCGAAGTAGCCTGGCGCTACGCCGAGCGGTCAGCGGCGTCGCTCGAGCGGCAACTTAGTGCGTACCAGTCGATCAACCGGAGCGTCTCGCAGATGTTCTCGGCGGCTGGAGTGATGGGTGAGGGCGGCTAGCGGGCCAAGCAGGACGACCACCGATCGGGTGGATGCGCGGGACTCGTTCTCCTGTCGGCGTTGCGGGCGAGCGATCGAGGGCGGGTCCCGCCATCATCGGCAGTTGCGGCGCTTCGGGGATCACTCCCCGGCGAACCTCGTCCTCCTCTGCGGGAGCGGGACGACCGGCTGCCACGGCTGGGTGCATGGACATCCCGCCCTGGCCTACGGGCTCGGGTGGCTGGTTCACTCATGGCACGACCCGGCGCAGGTTCCTGTGCCGGTCTGGGGAAGGCCGGGGGGCTGGGTGCTCCTCGACCGTGAAGGAAAGGCTGCACCGATGACGGTGGATGCTGCGCGCGAGCGCATGACCGATCTGGGGCTGACGTGAGGGGGGCCTGGTTCCGGCTGGAGCAGGGCTACCGGGCCTCGGCGAAGTTCGCGGAGGTGAGCGAGTTGGCTGAACTCCTCTGGGTCCGGCTGATCGACTACTCGGCCTCGGGCTCGACCGATGGGCTGATCCCGAAGCGGCAGGCGCCCGGGCTGCTGAACGTCCAGGGCTGGGCGTTCGAGGGCGAGACGGTGACCATCGAGCGGCTCCTGGACGAGTTGCTCGTCGCGGGGCTGCTCGAGGACCGGGGCTCGTCCTGGGCGCTCCACGACTACCTGGAGCATCAGACCTCCCGGGAGGAGATCGAGGCGCTCCGGGCGGCGCGCTCCGAGGCGGGGAAGCGGGGGGCGCGGAAGCGCTGGCACGCCGAGGGCCAGGAGCCCGCTCCGATGGCAAGTGCTATGGCAAGTGCTATGGCAAACGGATGGCAAGCCGATGGCAAACCGGATGGCAAACCGATGGCAGAAGAAGAAGTAGAAGTAGAAGAAAGATCTAGGGCCGTTCCTTCGGAACCGCCGTCGCCCGTCCCGGGCTCCAGACCGAAGGCAGAGAAGTCCTCTGGGAAGGCCAAGACCGGGCAGGAGCCCGCGAGAGCCTCTCGGGGCACCCGGATCCCCTCGGATCTGGTCCTGACGCCCCAGATGGCGTCCTACGCCCGCGAGAAGGCGCCCTCGGTCGATCCGGAGCAGGAGTTCGAGAAGTTCCGGAACTACTGGCTCGGCGTGCCCGGGCAGCGCGGCGTGAAGGTGGACTGGATCGCCACCTGGCGGAACTGGGTGGGCACCGCTCACGAGCGGAAGGTGGAGCGGGGCTGGGCACCTCCGGTCCGCTCGGCCTCGGAGATCCGGGCCGAGGCGTCGAAGCAGGAGGCGCTCGCCGCTCGTCGCCGCTGGTGCGAGGCGCGGGGCGTGACCTACGAGGAGTGGGTGGCGAACCGGGAGGACGACGAGTGGCGCTACGCCCTCGAGGCGCGCGCCGAGGCGCTCGGGCTGGAGGCCTACCGTGGCTGATCTCCACCTCCTGACCTCCGCCCAGCAGGAGCGCTCGGTGCTCGGCGGGATGATGCTCGACTCCCGGGTGGTGTGGGATGTCGCCGAGATCCTCGAGCCCGGGGACTTCGCCGACGGCCGCTACGAGACCGTCTTCCGGGCGATCCTCGCGCTGGCGAACTCGCGGCAGCCGACCGATGTGCTCGCCGTGACGGACTGGCTCCAGCGGGAGCGGCTCCTGGTCCAGACGGGCGGGCAGGGGGTCCTGCACGAGATCCTCTCGGACACGATCTCGGCCTGGTCGGCGCCGTTCCACGCCGAGGCGGTGAAGCAGGCGGCGATCAAGCGGCGGATCCGCGAGGCGGGCATGGCGATCCTCGGGATGGCGTCCGAGGACGGCGATGCGTTCGAGGTGGCTACGCGGGCGAGCGCGGAGATCGCTCGAGCGACTGAGGCTGGCTCGGTGGCGGTCGCGCCGGTGGGCGACTCGGTGGACGCCGTGATCGACAGCCTCTCCGAGGCGCCCCGCTTCGTCCCGACGCCCTGGGCTGGACTGAACGATCTGGTCGGCGGGTTCCGCCCTGGAGCCCTCTACGTCATCGGCGCGCGCCCCGGGGCGGGCAAGACGATCCTCGGGCTCCAAAGCGCCGTCAGGCTCGCCTCGAGAGGGCCTGTGGCCTTCGCCTCCCTCGAGATGAGCGTCGGCGATCTGACCAAGCGGCTGTTCGCGCAGCGGGCGACCGTGGCGATGCGGTCGCTGACGACGAACAACCTCTCGCCCCTCGAGTGGGAGAAGGTCGCAGCAGCCCGGGAGTCGATCGCCCGGCTGCCGCTGTTCATCGACGATCGCTCCGGCGTGACGATCAACCATGTCCGCGCCTTCGCTCGGTCGATCGCCCGCAAGGGGCCGCTCGCCGGGGTCGTGGTCGATTACCTCCAGTTGATGCGCGCGACGGATCCGAAGCGGCCCAGGTGGGAGGCGGTCGGGGAGATCTCGGTGGCGCTCAAGGGCCTCGCCCGGGATCTGGATGTCCCGGTGATCGCCCTGTCGCAACTGAACCGCGGCAGCGAGGCGACCGGCGCTGGCCCTCGACGGCTGCCCACCCTCGGGGATCTCCGGGAGTCGGGCTCGATCGAGCAGGACGCCGATGTGGTGATGCTGCTCCAGCGCGAGTGGGACGAGATCCAGGACGCCCCCTCGGATGTCCTCAGCGTCAGCGTCGGCAAGAACCGGCACGGCATGACCGGGATCGTCCGGCTCGGCTGGGAGGCGTTCTACGCCCGGGTGGTCGATCTCCCCGCCTGACTGTCGCCTGACCCGACTAGGATGATGGGAACCAACGAAAGGCAGGACGATGGCTGGAGAAACGAGCCTCACCGTGGTCGGCAACCTCACCGGCGACCCCGAGATCCGCTACACGCAGGCAGGGGTGGCGGTGGCGAACTTCACGATCGCCTCGACCCCGCGGTCCTTCGACAAGCAGAGCAACGAGTGGAAGGACGGCGAGGCCCTCTTCATGCGCTGCACCGCCTGGCGGGATCTCGCCGAGCACGTCTCCTCGAGCCTGTCGAAGGGCTCGAGGGTGATCGCCCAGGGCAACCTCGTCCCGAAGTCCTGGGAGGACCGGAACGGCGGGGGGAAGCGGACCTCGCTGGAACTCGACGTGCAGGAGATCGGCCCCTCGCTCCGCTACGCCATCGCCTCGGTTCAGCGAGCGCCTCAGCCCGGGCAGGGGCAGCCCCAGCCCCAGGGGCAGTCCGGCTGGGCGGCCGACGACGACACCCCGTTCTGAGACACTG